GTTAACGGCGAGTGATGTTCTTTTAAGTGTATATTATTTTCACAGATTTTACCCTTTTTTTAAAACTAGGTGTAATAAATGTTATTGCAAGAGTATTACAGTATTATTACTGTATGGTACATGAAGACTTTGATGTAGATAAATATCTTTTAGATAATCCAAGAGACTTTTTTAATAAGTTTGTAGTTAAAATGACAAGGATTAAAAAGTAGTGCTAAAAACAATAAAAAATAATTACTGTGGTCTAGTAATATTAAACGATAAATTGCGCTTTGTGTGTACAAATAAAGACATTACTATTTGTAAATACAAAAAAACTTCGCAATATCAAATGTGTCCATTTAAGTTTGAAGATGCTCACGGTATACAATTGTGTAATTGCACTAAAGCGCAAAAAAATGTTATACTTGATTTGAACACAATACAAAATGGTTTGAACCTTGCCGAAAGTAAGTAATACTTGGAGCCAAAAAGAAATAATTGAAAGGCTCAAGGTACACACCAAGCCACCTAAACCAACATTTGTGTCTTTAAGTGAAGCAGCGGATATTTGTCAAAAGCATGGTAGCTCAATTCGATATGCGATTACTGTTGGCGGAATACCACTTAATAAATGTTATGCTTATAAAGCAAGTAGAGTAACAAAAACAAAACTCTTTGTAAATTTGGCAACGGTAAAGCGTTACTATAGTGTAGCGCCTATTGAACAAGAGGAAGATACGACACAAGAGGAGACTGATGACCTTGTCTTTGATGAGAATGGTATCGCTATTCAACCAGTATTTGATCTGACATCGGCGAAGTATCGAAATGAGGTGCTTAAAATAAAGCGCCAACAAGTGGCACTTCGCCACGATAATAATCAGTCTATAGATAGAGAGCTTGTAAGCAAAGTAGCTATTGCGCTTGGTATTGATTTGAAAGGCTTTATAGATAGATACATAATAGAAGTAGCACCTAAACTTGGCGCGACAAAAACACTGAGTGAAAGAAGAGAAGTTTTGCGGACAGTATTTAATGATCTGGTAAAAGAAAAAATCACAAACGTACCATTTGAATTTATGCAAAACTTTGAGGGAATAAAGGATACTATAAAATGATTGAAGCAATAAAAGCAGCAATACTTTTTATTATTGTACTAGAACCAAATCACTACTTACATAAAGATGAGCAAGCGTTACAGCTACTAGCAAGTAGTTACATTGAGGCAAGTTATAAATACGATGTGGATCCTTTTTTGATCATTTCGAACACATTTTTTGAGAGCTCTTTTAAACCAAATGTAATTGGTCACGCGGGCGAAGTAGGTTTGGCACAAGTACACGGAGAAGCACGCGAATTGTGTAAACACGAAGGCTACAAACCAACGACTATCCGAGGAGGTGTTTTGTGTAGCGCATATCTACTGCGACGCGGAAAAAATATGTGTGGTAGCTGGTTAGTCAGTTTAGTTAAATATAGATCTGGGCAGTGCTTGAAGCACAATGAATTCTATTTGCGAAAGGCGCGTATGCGGTATAGGTTTGCGCAGCGGCTTAGGAGGAAATTTGTAAAATGAGTAAGATACAAAATAATTGTCTTTTGCGAACAGACGGTGAGCAAATATACTATATTTGTTCTGGGTCACGAAAAAATAATGGCTGTTACTTTCATGACGATACAAAAACTTTTGGATGTCATTGTGCAAAATCACAGTATTTAATTGAAGCTGACGAGATGCATTGCACATCTAATAGAGCTATCAAACATCTAAAAGATAGCTTTTTTAATTCTTATGTCACTCGCTTTACTCCTATAACTATACAAGAAGGTGACTAATGTGTACTAAATTATTTCCGCTATCATCAGTAGTTTGTGATCGTTATCATTTGTGTATATTTTGTAAATGGGAAATATACACAGTAATATTTTTACTGGAGTAATAAATGAGACTATACAATAAAAACTTACTACTTGTCATTGTTGTTACTGCGTGGCTTACATGGATTGTACTTAGTATATTATTCTAATGCCGCGCGGTAGACCAATACAAACAGGATTACCACAAGATCTGCCAATAGTATCAGATAGTGAGAAAATAGCAGTTATTGTTTCTGCTTTTTATACGGCACTTGCTCTATCGGAAGATCTTGATCTTGAAACTTGGGGAGAGCTTTATCGAAAGTTACCTCGTGAGTCATCGGCCGAATATGGCGACTGGTCTTTACGCCGCTTTCCCTTTTTGAAAAAAATAGCGCGTGCGCTAAACCCAAAATCAAACGCAGTAGAAATTGTTGTAATGAAGGGTGCTCAGCTTGGCTTTACTGAATTGGTAATTACTTGGCTGTTGTACATTGCTGATGTGTATCCGAGCCCATGTATCTATACGCAAAACACGGACGACGCAGTAAAAGACTTCGTTAAACAGAAGTGGAAACCTAGCGTCAAAGCTTGCGAGAAATTATTGTACATACTTGGTGATAATAAACCAAATTATCTTTCTCGGTCGTGGGACAATCACGGGTATCCTGGTGGCTTTATTGCAATGGGTGGTGCTAGTGGATCGTCTGATTTTATTAGATCGAAATCAGTTCGCTATGCAGCGGTGGACGAAGAGGACACGTATAAATTAAATGTGAGTGATCAAGGTTCCCCTATTGGGTTGATTAGAAAACGACAACAGACATTTTCGGATAAGAAAATGTTTCGCTTGTCGACACCAACGCTTGAAGAGACAAGCACAATAAAACCGGCTTTCTTGGCCGGCTCACAAGAATACTTTTATGTTCCGTGTCCTCATTGTGGTGATTTTTTTGTAATCAAATGGGAGCAAATAAAGTATTCAAAGAAACTAGATGGTAGTGGTCTGCCTATTGAAATATTTCTCGAGTGTCCTAGTTGTGCCGATAAAATAATAGAGCTTGAGCATAAAGATTACATGCTTAATAATGGAGACTGGTTTTCAACTAAGAATCCAGAAAACTCAGAAGAATCCTTAGAAAGATACTTAGTGGGTGACGTTGAGTTTCCTTCGTTTCATTTGTCGTCTTTTTACTCTCCTGTAGGTCAATTCTCTTGGCGTGATGCAATTCGAGAGTGGTTCGAGTATACCGCGACAAATGATATTGAAAAACTAAAAGTTATCATCAATCAAACTTGGGGTGAAACATTCGCGGATGAAGGGCGCGAAATATCGACTAATTATTTGGTACAACGTCGTGAACAATATTCCAATGAAGTGCCGGAAGGTTGCCTTGTGTTGACCGCAGGGGCCGATATTCAAGATGATCGTATTGAGGTAGAGGTAGTTGGGTGGGGAATGTTTGAAGAAAATTGGTCGATTGACTATACTGTTATTTATGGTGATACAAGTCAGTTGGGTGATGTTCAAAGTTTGTTGCCCGATGGACAGCCGACTGTTTGGAAATTATTAGACGATTACTTGCTGACGAAATTTGAACATCCATCAGGGTACAAACTACCGATTGAATGCACGATGATTGATTCACATTATAAGACAGAGGAAGTTAATATCTTTTGTAAACAAAGAGAGACAAGACGAGTGTATCCTATTTGTGGTATTGAGGGATGGAGTAAAGGGTTGTGGTCTTGTAATAAATCACGTCATGAAAGATATGGTACTTTACAGTATAGAGCTCATGGTTATGAGCTGAAAAATAAGATCTATGCGATGCTTAAAATAGATAGCATCGGACCAGCTTATTGCCATTTTCCTATTAGAGATATTTATAATGAAGCACATTTTTACGGTCTTACTTGTGAATATAGAGAAAGTCGAATAACAGGAGGAAGACTTAAGCTTGTGTGGGTTAATAAGACTGGCGCACGTAATGAGCCTTTGGATTGTAGACAATATGCCTATTGTGCCTTTCTAGCATATCCTGTTAATTTATCCCACAGATTGAAGAATGGTTTTGTTGAACAGAAAACACGCAAGGTGCGTGTCAAGAAATACGGGAGTGATGGATTATGAGAGTTACAAATAAAGATAGAGTTGCCCACGTAGTAAGCTGTTTATTTAATTGTGATGAAATTATTACTGAAGACTATAGTAATTTGACTACAGAACAATATGTAGTGTATTGTAGGTGGTATAAAAAATGTCCTAATACTAGTAGCCATAAAGAGGACCATATTACAATTATTAAAATGCAAACACTATTTACTAGATTAGAATCAAATAATATACAGCTTATGAGATTAGGTTTAAGTACTATAGATGTAAAAGCCTATATGAAGATGCATGGTATGTTATCTTTAGAAGAACAATCTAAAATAGCTCAAACAGAATGCTTTGATTTCTGTTTTAGAGTAGTCTACTAGAAAGGATTGTGTGGTTATGGAATTTGAATTTTGTGATAATAAACCTTGTTATGTAAATGAAAAAGGATTTAAAGTACACGTATTTGAACATGGTGCTTATGTGTGTAATTGTGGAGAGAATAAAAGTAAACCAATGTTTGTTGGTTTTTTGAGACGAGATAAAAAGAAGAAAAAGAAAAATGCTTGATAATATACTTAATAATCCTTATTATTACAGGATTGTTTTTAGTACTTTTGTATTATGGTTTGGCGCAACTAACGCAATTGGCTTGTACAATTGTTACATACTATAAAGCAGGAAAATATGCAAAATATAAAAAGAGTGAATAAAGGCGACAGAATAAATATTATTGTAGATCCTATTAATGATAGAGAGACGGGCTATTGTCCTAAATCAGTAGCTACCGAAGCTGGTATACTTATTGGAAGTACTGCAAGAAACTTAGATTCTATTTTTATTGGAGCATCTGATTTAAGGAGGCTTGGTTTTTTTACTTGCAGTAATTGGCCAACAGACTTATAGTAATTATTGGGTGCTGTGCTTCGTTCTTGTCTCCTTTCTTGTTGTGGGGTTGCCCCCTAGCCAATAACGACCACAAATCAGGCTAGGGGGCGCTTTTATCTTGTCTTTTTCTATTCAATAGTTTAGTATTATTAGTGAACGGGGGTGTCTCACAGCCTATAGGTTCCCCGTTAATCTGGCTGTGAGACAGCTTTTAACCTATAATTCTAAATTTTCTAATTATATATTTGTAAGGCAAAAAGAATATGAAATATTTTTTTGTTCTGTTTGTTACGTTAGTTTGCATTTTTGGGTGTTCAACAATTCAACAGCCACTACCAAGTACAACTGATGACTCGCGTAATTGCGCAATTATTTGTGCGACAGTTGAGTATTTGAATTGTTGGGAAGACTCGACTGTACAAAAAGTATTTTTTGACACATTTGATTTTGCTTCATGCTTTTTAAAATGCAATGAGGAAAAAAATATTCTTTTGTCTATTGATACTAATTGTATTCAAACAGCGCCTTTGTGTGATAAGATAAAAAGCTGTATTAATATTGATTGACAGATACCACGCGTATAACCGAGACAAGAACTCGATTATCTCAATATATTGCCGCTGAAACTGCTGTTCTACAAGGTCAAGCCTATTCTATGCGTCAACGATCTTTGACTCGTGCAGATCTTTCGGAAATAAGAAAAGCTATAGTTGATTTATATGCGGAAATAAATTCACTTGAAGGTGGTTCTATTCGGTTACAAAGGGTTGTGCCTATAGAATGAATTTTTTAGATAAAATAGCTTTGTCAATTTCTCCAAAATGGGGTGCAAACAGATTAAAGTATCGAGCTTTTGCAAATGCTATTGGCGGATATGTAACTCCTTATAGTAATAAAAAATCAATGAACGGTTTGAGATCAATTGGTCTTAAATCACCAAAAGCTGATATTTCAGATAAGCTTGACGGTATACGTGCTTTATCTCGAGACGTGTATATGACCAGCGCGCTTGGTGCCGCTATTATTAAACGTCACAAAACACAAACTATTTGTGCAGGTTTAAAATTTCAGTCAACTCCAGATAGAAGCATTCTTGGAATGACAACAGATCAAGCACGTGATTTTGGTAAAAATTATGAACGCTACTTTGATTTGTGGGCAGAGTCAACTTTTTGTGACATAAAAGGCAATTTGAATTTTGGTCAATTACAAGGTCTCGTGTATTTATCTTTATTGATGAACGGTGATTTTTTTTGGATGCCTATTTGGCGAAAACCAAAAAATCCTGAATTTCCATTCGAGCTAACAGTGCGCATTATTGACGCAGATTTAGTTCGAAATCCATATAATGTACCATTGGATAGAATGCAAAATGGCGTTGAGACAGATGATAATGGTGAAGTAGTAGCTTTTCACGTTTGGAATAATTATAGCGATGGCACTGATAGTACTGGTTCCATAGCTAAAAAAATATATTCAACAAGAATACCAGTTTATACGGAACGTGGCCGAAAACAAATCTATCATGTTTTTAATCCTGAACGTTTTGATCAATCGCGTGGTTTACCTGTTCTATCAAATGTTGCGGAAACACTAAAACAACTAACTCGATTAAACGAGGCTACAGTAATGGGGCAATTGGTATCATCTTTCTTTACTGTTTTTGTTAAAGATGCTACTAATTTAGGTGGCGCGATTAATCCAGCTTATACATCTATCGATAGATACAATGAAAATCAAACTGATCCAGACAGTTTTAATCAAGATCTTGAGATGGGCTACGGAAATATAGCTTATATTGGTGGTGGAAAGGATATATCAATAGCAAATCCAAATAAAACAGACGCAGATTATCATCAGTTTTTTGATAACCAAGCAATACAAGCTTGTGGTGGTGCAAATATGCCCTATGAACAAGCTGTAATGCATTATGCTAGCTCTTATACCGCTGCACGAGCTGCTGATAATGCCGTTTGGAAACATCGTATTGAAGATCGTGCGATTATTTCTAGTGGTTTTTGTACGCCACTTTCTGAAGAACTTCTTTTAGAATCAGTGTTGAAGCAATATATTAGTGCACCTAAATATTTTACTTCTTATCTAAATAAAAAGTCTTATTCAAAAGGTTATTGGGTAGGTGTAGGTCGCGGATATGTTGATCCTTGGAAAGAGATAAAAGCGTCAGTTGAGGGCGTTAAGAATAAACTTTCTACAAGAGAAGATGAATACACAACGCTTTTTGGTGGACGTTGGGACAGTATGATCGAACGTTATGCTGATGAAGAAAAACGAATAAATGAATTATTAGGCGAACAGAGACTGCCTCAACAGCAACAAATTATCGAGCAACCACAAACAGAGGAAGAAACAAATGCTGATTAGTGACTATCAGTGGGCAATGTCAAGAGAACATTTTGACACCTTGTGTAGTCAGCATAATAAAAATGCTACTGGTCAAATCGTTACTGAACGTTATAAAGGATTATCGACTACTATTTTAAATGGAATTGGCTATATTCATGTGTATGGCACAATTTTACCACGCGAAAATTTTATGACCTATTTTGGTTATGGGACAGATATTGAAAGTTTAAAAAATGATTTGATTACTTTGCGTGATAATCCGCAAGTAAGAGCTATCGTACTAAATATTGATAGTTCGGGTGGTGTGCTTAGTGGTGTAGCTGATTTTGCGGCTTTGGTTAGAAGTGTTATAAAGCCGACTTATTCTTTTGCACAAAAAGCTTTATCAGCTGCTTATTGGATTGCTGCAAGCACAAATAAAATAATTTTGACACCTACTGGTGTTGCCGGCTCAATTGGTGTGATTCTTTCACTTGTTAAAAATAGTGACTCAAATGTTATCGATATTGTGTCTTCTCAATCAGAAAATAAAAATATAGATCCTACTTCTGATGTAGGCAAAGCACAATTGCAAAAGCTTGTTGACGATCAAGCGAATGTATTTGTGACAACTATGGCTTCTTACAGAAATACAACTGTTGAAAAAGTTTTATCTGATTTTGGTCGCGGCGCTGTATTTGCCGCTGATGAAGCAAAAAATAGAGGAATGGTTGATAACGTTCAGCCGTTACCAGCGTTTTTGAGTAGTTTAGAAACTCAAAATAATAGGAGAGTATTTGCAATGGCAGATCAAAATGAAAAGACAGTTGCCAATGCTGTTGATGTGACGGCTGAGGTGACAAAAGAAGTGTCGCGAATCAAAGAGATTGAGAGCTTGAATGAGATGTTTACCGGTCATTCTTCAAGTGTTCGTGAGAAAATTCGTAATGAAATAGATCGTCTAAAGTATGATAAAAGTTATACTAAGGCGACAGTTTCAGAACATTTGTTGAAAGTTGTGGCAGATTCGCAAAAAGAATTTTTTGCAGCTGAAACAGCAGATAGAAAAGATTCTTTGACGCTGTCAAAAGAGACAACGCCGCCTACAATGCCAGTACCAAAAACCTTGGAGTCTGATGCCAAGCCAAAAGTTGACCTAGGTGAGGCTTTGATTAAAGCGCGTAAACAGCGCATTGCTGCAATGAATGGAGGTAAATATAATGTCAACTGATGTCACAAGAGATAATCTCTATTCGCCAAATCAATTTCCAGTTGTGTCAGGAGAAGCAGAAATTGCAGCTTCTCAAACTTTGGCGCGTGGTTGTTTGATTGGTAAGCAAACACTGGATGATACTATTACTGTTACACCTACAGGTTTTACTCCGGCGACAACAGCTACTGCCGCACTTGATACAACTGTGCTAGCTAAAGTTGGCACGTATACAGCAACTTGTGTTGCGGTTGTGGATACTACTGGGGGTGTTTTTCAAGTGACTGACCCCGATGGTTTAAATATCGGTGTCGCCTACACTACCGTTGAATTTAATGGTGGCGGTTTAGTATTTACGTTACCAGTATCAAATGGTTCTGACGATTACGCTGTTGGCGATACTTATGAATTTGCTGTCGCAGCTGGTGATGGTTATGGCTATCCGTTGGATACCGCGAATGGTGACGGCACTAATAAAATTTTTGGTGTGCTGCTTCGATCTTCAACAACTGGCGTAGGTGAAACTGATGTGTGTCCAGTTGCAAAGACGGGGCGCTTTATGTCACAAGCGCTTACAGCTGCTTCGGGTGTCACAATTACCGATTTGATTGATGCACTTGAAGAAAAAAATATCTATCTTGATTTGTCCGATGCAGACAATGATCTGATTGGAGGTTGACAGATATGGGACACTTTACTATTACAGACTTTACGCCGCGAGATATGCTCCGATTGCTTGAAGAGATGCCTCGCCCGACAAATTTTTTGCAATCAATGTTTGTAAAAGAGCGTAACGCAACTAACAAAGTTGTGTTGGATATTGATAAAATTTTTGGCAAACAATTAGTCGCGCGGTATTCTTCTCGTGAGGGGGACATGAATGTCGTTGGGAAAGGTGGCTTCTCTACGAATCACTTTGTTGCTCCTTATGTGACTGAGAAATTCTGTTACAAGCCAAGTGATATTGATATTCGTGGAGCAGGCCTTACTGTGTATGATGATCAAGTTGCGTATCTGTCTCGTTTTGTTGAGCGTGCTTTGAATGATTTGGAAGATCGTTTTGATCGTCTTGAAGAACTTCAACTTGCAGAGGCGTTGCAAGAAGGCACGGTAACTGTTGATGGAAAAGAAACCAATTACACAATTGATTTCGAGCAAAGTGCCGATCATCTTGTAGATTCGCTTGACACTGATTGGAGTGATCCTGATGCTCCAATGTTAGACAATCTTGCAACTTATTCAACTTTGATTGCAGATACCGGGGCGCCGCCTCCTAATGTAATGATTTGTGGTGGTTCAGCGGGTGCATGTATTCCAAAAAACACTGCTTTTCTTGCTGCTCTTGATAATCGTCGATTGATAACCGGTGAGATTAATTATCAACAACTAAACCAGCAACGCGCAACATACATTGGACGAGTAACGGGAATTGGTTTTGATCTTGCTGTGTTTGTCTATCAAGGTATTTACGAAAAAATGGTAGAAGGTACTCGAACAGCGTATCGCTACATTGATCCTTGGAATGTCATTCTTGGTTCAACAAATGCAGATGTTCGTTTTCACTACGCGAAAATTGAAAATTTCAAAACTGGTGATTTTATTGGTACTCGTTTTCCGAATCAAACAGAAGATGATGATGGACGTCAGCGCGCAATTTCGCTTGAGTCTTCTCCTCTTGTTGGTTTTCATCAAACGAATGCTTTTGTTCGTTTGACTGTGGGATCGGATGACTGATATGTGTGTAAAAGTAAGAGTAAGAGTCATCAAGCATTCAATCGTTTATCGCGGAAAACCAAAGACTAATAAAAATGGTGCTTTTGAAATGCCGCGTGAACTTGCAGAAAAATTGATTTCAAATGGTGCGCATATCAAGATAATTGATAGTGAAGAAAAAGATAGCGCTGAATTGACTTATGCTGTTGAAGAAAATAATAGTACTGAGTCTACGTATGTTTTTGAAGAGAATAATGATATTGAAGAAACTGTCATCATTGAGGAGAATAATGATACTGAAGAAAATAATGATATTGAAGAAAAACCAAAGAAGAAAAGACGAAAGAAAAAATAACTTAAATGGCATCTTCCGGAATATTTGAGTGCTTTAAATATGCGCGTTCAGTAAAAAAAATAGATTTACTGAGTGACAGTATTGTTGTTGGCTTAATGGTACAAAGCTACGAGCCTAATTTTGATAGCGATGTTTATTACTCGGATATTCCGGAAGACTTGCTGTTATCTGAAACACTTTTATTAGGTAAATATATTGATAGCAATATATTTAAAGCATCACAACCAATATTTGAAAGTATCAGTATCGGAAATATAGTGCAAGGAATTGTACTGTATCGAGATTCTGACTATATAGAAGATACATTATTAATTGCTTATTTTAATTTTTTAGAAGCAGTTGTAACACAAGGTGAGGATATAACTATACTTTGGAATGAACAAGGTATTATTACCTTGTGAGGAGCGAGGTAAAATGGCAACAACAGCTATTGTTGATACTATACTATCGGCGGTAGCCTTAGAGCTTTCTCTTAGTGTATCGGATATTGCCTATACTGATTTTGAAAAACAATTACAAACAGACTTAGAGAATGTTTTCTTTTCTGATTTCAAAAAGAAAGTTCCATGTTATTACTATCACGCAAATGGGAAAATAACGAAAAGTTATCCTTGTATATTTGATGATCCTTCTATAGAAGCTACTATCGATAAAGCCATTGTTAATGGAGTACAACCATCAATACAAATACCATCACATTTATTAACTCATTCAATACAGCCAAAAAAAGATTATCTAACTTTGGGTGGTGTGAAATATACAGTTGAAAAGTGTACTCAAGATGGCTTAGGTATAACAGATTTGACATTAAGCGTATCAAAATGAAGATTACGCCAAGATCACTTATTCGACATTATTTAGACTTTTTAATAAAAACAAAAGTTGCTGTAGGTGATCGTGTTTTTATCAATAGAGATTTAGAAACCTCCCCGTTGACATATATTGATTTGCCTTGTGTGTTGATTGTATTTAATGACGATTCATTTAATCCTATTGTTGGGTCTGGTAATAAAGTTGATGAGTATGAAAATACTTTAGATATTTTTATTATTCCAGTTGTAAGTATACCTGATAGTGAAAATGCGCAAGACACTATAGATAATTTAGAGCACGATATTATTCGAGCGTTATATGATGATTATAAATTTTCTAAATTATTGCCAAATTATGATTCATCGAAAGAATTTAATGATGGCTTGACAATGGGCCATTGTATAAAATCAGTAACACCCTATGTTTTGACTTCAAAAATTGAAATTGCGACAATAGCAAATTCAATAAATGTAAATATAAGGTATAATCTTCAATCATGGAGTAATGAAAAACTTGTCGATTTTCTATCCTTTGGGATAGATATAAAAAATGGAGGATAGAATGTTTGGTATTCCTAGTAATGTAGTTGAACCGATTTTTGCTATTGATTTTGATTCGTCAAGATCTGGCGCGGGTAATTTTGAATTTCCAGTTCAACTTTTGTGCATTGGACAAAAGTTATCAACTGGCGAACAAGATAGTGAAATACCGCTTGTACTTCGAAACGAATTTGAAGTAGGCAAGGCGTTTGGCTATGGCTCACAAATTCATTTAATGTCTAAAAAGATATTTCTTAATTCAACGACTATTCCAATTGTGTTTATTGCTTTGGATGATCTACCTTCTGGTAATACCGCCGCTACAAACGTGATAACTTTTTCTGGAACAGCTACAGAAAACGGTTATCTTGTTATTTATATTGGTGGTCGTCGGTATTCTGTTTCCGTTGCTGTAGGCGATACAGCTGCTGTTGCGTGTACAGCGCTTTATAATTTGTTATATCTTGATCTTGCTAATTTGCCTTGTACACTGACGGATAACACTACTGGTACATTGACGCTTACTGCGAAAAATAAAGGTGTATCCGCAGGCGATCTTAATGTGCGTTTCAATTATAATTTTAGTGAAGCAACTCCTTCCGGTCTGTCGCACGCAATTGTTTATACTGCCGGAACTGGCGACCCAGATGTTGACGATGCTTTAGCTGTATTGGATGATGATTGGTATCCAGTAATAGTATCTGCATATGACGACGCAACTAATATGGGTAAAGTTGAAACAGCAATGCTTGCGCGCGCGGATATTCTCACTCGAAAAGAAGGGGTTTGTTTTTACGCGAAACGAGACACTATAGCTAATATGGTTACTTTTGCAACTAATGCTAGTAGGAATAGTCAGTATTCTTCACTGTTCCCTGCTTATAATAGATGCGAATCAACTTTTGAATTGTCGGCAGGTATTGCAGCGGCAGTTGCACAATCGATTGTATCAGACTCTGCGCAACCTTTAAAATCGATTAAGCTTAACGGTTTTTTGACGCTTGAAAAATCAGATCGTGTTATATTCAGTGATCGAAATTATCTTGCTCAAAATGGAGTGTCTACTATTACAGACTATAGTGGTGTTCAAACTTCATCGATGATTACAATGTATCGACTGAATGAGTCAGGCGCGCCTGATAATTCATATAAACAATTGAATACAATGTTTACATTATTAGATACTCGCTACCAGTTAGAGGTACAGATTACTATAAAATATTCTCGCGCAAAACTGGGCGCAACTACCGAAGGGCTAGATCCAGGACAGCAGATAATGACGCCTAGTATCGGTCGCGCTGAAGCGATTATTTGGTTTAGACGAATGGTTCGCCAGGGTAAGTTTGAAAATTTGCTCGATAGGTTTATTGAATTACTTGAAGTAACTCGCGATGACACAAATGTAAATAGACTCAATTTTTCATTGCCACCAAATTTGATGAATCAATTTCTAGTTGGATCTGGCACAATGTATTTTGAGCAATAAGAGGTGATAAAATGGGGTCAACAGACAAAATTGCAGGAAGAATCGAAGTAACATCAAATGGAAATAGACTTCAAGCTGCGGGAGCATTTAAAATACGTCCTGGAACGCCGAAACGTGAGGAGCTTGTAGGTCCGGATGGTTTACATGGCATTAAAGAAATGCCAACTGCGCCTGGAGCAAGCGGCACAATTAGAAATAATCGAGATCTCAATGTGATCGAGACTATTGGAAATATGCAAAATGCAACAATTGTTATTTCTCTTTGTAGCGGTAAACAATATTTATTAGAGGATTGCGTGTATAAAGGAGACTTGGAGATTGATACAGAAAACGCAGAAATTCCATTTGACTGTGTAGCGAGTAGCTGTACAGAAATAAAGGTGTGATATGGATAATTTTTCAGAAGAAACTGTTAGCACTGAATTTAACGAAAAAAAAGAAAATTCATTAAATGATAATGGTCTACCTATTACTTTTAAATTGAGCAGGCCAATCTCATTTGGAAAAAAAGTTTTTGAACAACTTGTTTTTATAAACGAAATTACTTTTGGAATGCGTCAACACCTACCAATTGATCCTAGTGATTATAAACAAGGTCATTTTGATCCTATAATTGCTGGTATGTGTGGTGTGTCTATAGAGGTTATCCATAAACTAACGCCTCCTGATGCGCTTAAGTGTTACTTAATCGCGTATGATTTTTTACTAAGTGGCCGCAAAACACTTTAGAACTTTTGGCTATTATCGCAAGGGTTTTGCGATGGCCGCTTAGTGAGCTTAAGAAAATGACATTATCTGAGATACTTCAATGGGTAGATTTAGCAATTGATGTTTATAAACGTGAGCATGGAAAGTAATGCCAACAACTGCACCAATTAAAGTCCCAATTTTATCACAAGATAAATGGACAAAAGACTTTAATAGATTGCACAAAAGTTTTGCTGCAATGGGTGCAACTGTTACAAAAGCTGGCTCAACGCTTACTAGATCTGTGACACTTCCTATTGCCATTGCTGGTGTCGCAAGTCTGAAAATGGCCAAAGATTTTAATGCTTCTATGGCCAATGTTGGCACACTTATTCCTGGGCAAACAAAGCGGTTACAAGATCTCAAAACTGAGTTATTAAATTTGTCAAAAGTGACGGCAACAAACGAAAGAGAACTTGCCGAAGGAGGTTTGTATCAAACTATTTCTGCTTTTGGCGATTCTACTGAAACAATGAGTAGACTTGCTGTTGTAGCAAAGGCGGCAAAAGCCGGTGTATCTACAACTGCTGAATCATTAAATCTTTTGTCCGCAGTAACAAAAGGCTATGGTGATACTAGCGCGCAAGCTGTTCAGAAAGCGGCTGATTTATCTTTTGAAACTGTTCGTTTAGGTCAAACAACATTTCCAGAATTGGCCGCAACAATGGGATCTGTAATCCCACTTGCTGATAAATTAGGTATTTCGCAAGAAAAATTATTTGGTCAATTTGCTACATTGACTGGTGTAACTGGTAATACTGCTGAGGTAGCTACACAAATAAAATCATTATTGGGTGCTTTTGTTAAGCCTACTTCGGACATGGAAAAACTTGCCAAGAAATATGGATCGGCTGTCGCTATGGTTCAAAAACTTGGCTTCGAGAAAACATTAGAGGAACTACAAAAAGCTACTGGTGGACAAGCTGAAAAATTTGGTGAATTGATCCAAAGAAAAGAAGCTTTAATTGCGTTGTTTGCTTTAACTGGTAAACAAGCAGATACCTTAAAACAAAAAACAGAAGAGATGGCTCACGCTAGTGGAGCCTTGGATAGAGCTTTTAAAGCACAAACAGAAGGAATAAATAAAACTGGTTTTGCCTTTGATCAAAGTGTTCAGCAAGTTCGAGTAATGTTTATTGAAATTGGCGATAAATTGATGCCCGTGTTGGCAAAATTGTTGCCTCATGTCAGTAATTTGATCGATAAATTTAATAGTTTATCTGACGAGCAACTGGAAACACGTTTAAAGATTCTTGGCTTGATTGCTACAATAGGGCCACTTGTGTTACTCTTTGGTAAAACAATGGGGGCTATTTCTGGTATTATAACGGTATTTGGAAAACTTCGCGATGTGCATAGAGCGTATTTGGTAATAACAAACCAAGCAATTATAGCTGAAAAAGCACAAGCAGTTGCATTGAAGGAAACAGGTTTACAAGCGGAACTTACAAGCACAAAATTATCTACAGCAGGTAAAGTAGCTAAAGGTACTACTACAGCTGTTAGTTTATTAGCAGCTGGCGCTGTTGGTTGGGAAATAGGTACGCTTATTCACGACAATATTATTGAGCCAGCTGCTAAAGCCAGACATGAGATAGAACTACTTCGAAAAGATCTTGAGGATACTGTAAAGAAACGTGATTTATCTAAACGTAGCGAGAAACAACTAGATAAAGATATTGTTAATGCTAAAAAAGTTGTCGCTTCTGATAGAGCGGCTGTAGCGGAACTTGATTTTGCAGCACAAGCACGCGGAGGAGGTTTAGGTTTTGGATACAAATCAAGTTTTGTGTCTGTACAAGAAGATCGCTTGAAACAATTAGAGCAAGCCAAACGAAATGTGCATTTAAAAAATATTGATAAAGAATTAGAGGATAAATATAAAGGCTCTTATTTACCTGATATACTGGATGAATTGTGGGGCGAAGACAAAAAACAATCAGTAGACTCAAATGTTACTGTTGTTATTGAAGGTTTGCCAGGCGTACGCGCAAAAGTAAAAAATGGTAAAAATGTTAAATCTATTGCTATTGAGCATAAAGGTGGCGTTATGGAGGGGGCTCTATAATGCAATATTTAAAAGCTAGCTATAAAGGAATTTCTTTTTATATACCTGATGAGACTAAAACTAGCGGTACCAGAATTAGCGCACATGTGTATCCTGGTATCGATAGATCTGATAAAGAAAAAATGGGTCTTATTGATTATTCATTTGTTGTCAATAATGCGTATATTTTGGGCGATAATATTGAAGATCAACGAGACAACTTTGAACGTGTACTGGAAGATGGTCAAAGTGGTTTTTTAATTAGCCCTTGGCGGGGGCCTATCTATTGTAGTGTTGACAGATACACAGCACATACGGATACAAAAGATTTTGGTGTAATTTATTATACAATAACTTTTAATAGAGAAGAGACAGATCAACTTGCACCAAGTGTAAAAGATACTCGAAAAGAATTGAGAGAAGCGCGAAGTGTATTTACAGAACAAGCAAAAACTGATTTTGTTCAAGAGTATTCTTTACTGGATAAAGCTAAGGCGCAATTTGACGCGGTAAAAAATGTTGTAGAAGAGTGTCTTGATGTTATTGCGCGTATTCGTCAAGCTGCTGTTTCAACTGCGTCAGTGAGACGCGTGCTTGAAAATGCTAAAGGAAAAGTTGTCGAGTTAAGCTTAACTCCTAGTATACTAGTAAATGCTTTAGATGATATTGTGTCTTTAGGCACAGAAATAGTGACTGGAGAATTTTTTACTATTGATGATGGTAGAAATCAATTATATGAACAACGTTCTTTAATGGCTGAAATGATACAGCTAAAAGAACAGAATAGTAATAATGATTCGGCTGTTCAAATAGCACAGCTTGTGTATTATTTGTCGCTTGCTTCTTTTAGTGTTTTGATTGGCGAGACAGCTTTTGAAACGTCAAATGAAGCCAATGAAAATGCACAATTTATATTTAGTGAAATTAATTCTTTTTCTAGTAGTCCTATTTCTGATGACTTATTTTCCGCTGTACGTAGTTTGAGACAAGCACTATATTTTGATTTAGATCAACGCTTTTTATCACTTCCGACTAATAAAAATATTAGTCTATTACAACAACAAACTAGTCTTGAGTTGTGTTATAGTATTAATGGTGATCTTGATTATGAAGAAATAATTTTAGCTGCAAATAATATTGAGCATCCTTTATTCGTACCCGCTGCTATAGAGTTGACTGTAAAAACAAAATGAAAGCTATCTTCGAACTATTAATCGATAATACTAAAATATTCAGAAAGGAATTTATTTCTTTTCAAAGTTCTCTTGATTCTATAGTTCATGAGCTCTCAGTTGATATATATGATAAAGATTTTGTGTGTAAGCTAGGCTCTACTTGTGAAGCACGCATTGAGTATAAAGGAAATAAGATACAATTTTTTTCTGGTTATATCACGACGCTTAAAAGAAGTTACTCTGATAATGGTACATTAACAAGTATAACTTGTGAATCAAGGTGTGTTGATCTTGTAGAGAGTAGCGCATTACTTAAACGATCTTTTGTTAGAAAGACATTTATTGATTTATTGAAAGTAATACTAGATCCTTTTGAAATTCAACTTGAAAGTAATGTAAGTAATAATCCTGTTATTGAAAAATTTAATTTTCAAACGAATGAAACTGCTTTTGAAGCCATTGAAAGACTGTGTCGTTTTTATGCTGTTTTACCTAAACAATTACCAAATGGAAATTTATCAATAGAGAATTCAAGTGAATCAAGCGTATCAGTATATAATTTTTATATTGGACAAAAAGATATACTATCTATGGATTATACTGAGTCAAGCAGTGATATAAATTCTGAGTATATTGGATTGTCGCAATATTCAGGCCAAGGCAAAGCTTGGACAAAGTCTATTATATCAACTGGAGCAAAAGCTTATGACGCTTCTTTGAATAGATATAGGCCAAGGCTATTTATAGTTGAAGGAAGACTTGCTCGAAAAACACTTAGAGAACGTGTATATTGGGAAGCACAAGTAAGAAATGGCCGTGGTAAATCGCTACAAATTGTATCGACGATTGTATTTAATAACAAATCTTTTTGGAAATTAGGCGATTTAATTACTTTTACAGATCAACAAAATCGGCATAGTTTATGGATATTGTCTGAATTGGATTTATCTCAGGGAGATCAAGGAACACAAATTAGACTTACATTTGTTCCGCCTGGAACTTATTCAGCAAATCCAAGTGAGCAAGTGAGCTTAACTAAATGAGTGTAGTCAATAAAATAACTCGTAGAATGCAAAATATTGTTACTAAAGTTTTAGTAAAAGCAGTGTATGATTCCGACCAAATACAGCTTGTTAAAATATCTGGATTGTATGATGAAGTGACAGATAAAGTTGAACGAATACAAAATTATGGTTTAACTAGTAACCCACCACAGAATAGTGAAGGAGTATCTCTTTGTTTGTCTGGAGATAAAGATCATCAAATAGTTATTGCTTGTGATAGTGGTGTGTATAGAGTACAAGTTGAAAATGGTGAAGTAGCAATTTATTCTCAATATGGCCAAAAAATATTACTCGCTAAAAACGGAAATATTGAGACTACACAAAATATTTTTTCTGTAGGCACTGGCGCGTCAAATGTGACTATTGCTAATAAGAATGACTTATTATGGCAGAAACTATATACTGTATTTTCAACTTGGGTGCCGCCAATTTCACCTACAATTGATAATGGCGCTTCTTTAAAAACTGCTTTTCAAGCCGCTTTTGGAAGTGGTCCAGGATCAACTGGTAGTAGTAATTTAAAGGCTGATTAATGGCAATATTTGATGTAAAACTTTTTTACTTTACTGCTGGTGGTACTTTACCAGGAACTGGACGTTTGCGCGTTGAGAATAGTGATCTAATCGCAGACAACACAATAGCTACAGCTATTGTCAATTCATTATTTATTGATAAACGTTATAACAATGAACAAGGTTTTTGGGGCGACGTATTGCTCGGTAGGAGTATTGGCTCATTGTTGTGGACATTAGAAAGAGCGACAATAAATGACACGACAATAGCTTTAATAAAGCAGTATAGTATTGACGCTTTACAATGGTTACTAGACCAAAAAATGGTATCCTCTATTGATGTTTCTGTGTATCGACAAGCAATTAATCGGATAAATTTGGAGATACACTACACGGAATAAAAATGGCAAGAAAAACACTTTTAGAAATTTATAATGATATAACTGCTGATATGAAGTCACGTATTACAAAAAAAGATGTACCAGATGTTTCAACACTTGGTCTTTTAGCACTTGTGTTTTCTGGTGCTATACACGGAATGAATGGCTATTTAGATTATTTGTGGCGACAGTTTTTACCAGATTTATGCGATGAAAAAGGTCTAAAACGTTGGGGGACTATTTTCAATTTACCGCGAAAAGGCGCGACATATACAAGCGGTTTTGTTGCTTTTACTGGTACAACTGATTACACTGTTGACGCTGGAACACTTATTGTAAGTCCATCCGGTAAAGAGTACAAAACAGAAGATGATTTTATTATCGGAACAACTGTGTCAGTGTCAACTGTTGCGTTAGATACAGGCACAGAATATAATACAACCGAAATAACTTTTTCATTGTCAGAAATTAGTTCTGATATTGATTCTGATGTTTCTGTAGTTTCTGGTTTTGATAATGGTGAAGATATTGAAGGTCTTGAAGCTTGGCGCGCGCGCGTACTTGATCGTTTTCGCAGTCCACCGCACTCTGGAAATCAAGCAGACTATGAACGATGGGGTAAACAAGTTACAGGTATTGGTTATTGTTGGTGTATACCAGGAAAATATTGGTTAGGTGCCGGCACAGTTGCCTGTGTGTTCGCAACTAATACACTGTCTCCTGTGAGTACAGAAGTGAAAGATGCGGCAGAGGATTACATTGAGGCACAAAAGCCAGTTCCAGCTAATGTTTCTTATATAAATTGTACTCCTATAGATGTCGATATTGATTTGGTTTTGAATCCAAACACAGTAACACAGCAAGCATTGATTGAAAGTGCGCTTGAAGATTTATTCATTGTGAGTGCTCGTTCAGGAGCAACATTATATTTGTGGGAAATACAACGCGCAATATCTAGTACATTTCCTACGGATTATGAGATAATTGATATTGTAAAAGGTAGTGTGTCTATTGGTGTAGACAATGTAACAAGTGATCCACCAGAATTATTGAAGTTAGGAGAATTGACTTATAATGACTTTTAGTCTTACACGTACAGTTTATGATTATACCGAAGCATTGTGTAGACTATTGCCAAAAGGTATATTATATAGACTAGAAAAACTTTTCTTGTCTTATATTGTACAAGATTCAATAACGTCCAGTACAGTATATAATGATTCTATATCATCAGATGATATTTTGTACGATTCCATTTTAACTGGTGATTCAGAAGGTGATTTATTTAAACGTTTGCTTGCTTGTTTTGCTTCTAGACTTGTTGAGCTTGAAAGTAATGCAATTAGTTATTTAAATGATACCGATCCTATAAATTGTACTGGTGATCATCTGACTGATTTTTTGCGTGTATTAGGTATTCCGGATGAATGCATGTCACAATTAGAATTAACTGAAAGTGATTTGCAAAAAATTGCGCATGTGAAATTTTTATTTGGCTCGCAAACAACAAATAAACAATTTTATTTAGACGTTGCTGAAAGTCTTGGCTATGATATAACAGTTGAAGAAAATATCGTTGATTTAAATGCTCGAATAATGGGCGTTGCTAGAATGAATGTTGAACGTATGGGTGGAAGATCTGGAAATTCGCGTTTTCAAATAACAATTAATAGCGGTGCGTTAGACAATGAAATATTGAAATGTATTTTAGAAAAAGTTACACAAGCGCATGCCGTTATCTACTGGATTGAGGTGTAATATGTACAGTCATAGAAGTGGTCCGCAACTAATGAATCTTGTACAACGTCAAATTATGGGGCGCCCTGTTAGCGGTGTTGTAGCTAATATTGCAGTAACTGCGACAAGTGCAAGATCTACTGTTTTGACAAAAGGAGAACAATATAGTATTGTGTCAACAGTAAATAGTTGGATAAAAATTGCTACAAATGATCCTACTGCTGTTGTAGATACTGATGTATATTTACCGGAAGGTAGCATAGTAAAATTTGTTGCCGACACTACGGGTTTAAAAATAGCTGTGATTAGAGCTACGTCAGCTACTGCTAATGGAGTTTTGAGTATTTCTGTGATGTCGAAAGTGCCAGGTTAATATATGATTCCGGTAATATATCCAAATTATTATCCTCATCAAACTACTTATAATAAGAGAGACAATGTGGCGACGATTGTCACCACAAAGGTTGGTACTTTCTCGAGCACCTGGAAGGGGACGGGCACGCTGTATTTTGACCCAGGAGACGGCGGGCCGATTGAACCGCTGGTGTTGACGACGGGTGGCGTTTATTGGGATCACGAGTATCCATTGGCAGGTAGCAAAGCTATAAGGATTACAGGTGATCTTGGCGGAGCCACTTATCTAGCGGCGATGAGTAACAATATAGTAAATTATTTAGACAGTATAATTTCAGGATTAATTAATTTGACTACTTTAGATCTCCGCACTAATTCAATACCTGGTAGTTTATCAGCTGTTTCCAAATTAACTAACTTATCTACGCTATATGCCAGCGGCAATTTACTAACTGACGGCATATCAGCTGTTTCTGGATTAATTAATTTGGTTAATTTGTCTCTTTTTAATAATTCATTAACAGATGATATAGCAGCTATTTCTGGATTGATTAATTTAAATTCACTATATCTTTTCGGCAATGCGTTGTCATTTACATATGCCCAGTTTCCTGCGTGGTCTGGAAATACATATGACATCAGTTCAACGGTTTCAACATCACAAGAAGTCGGAGATTTGATTCGCGCCGCTGCAAACGGAGGTATGAATAATTGTATTTACAAGCTTGATGGAACAAACCCAGCGCCGCCCTCTACACAGGAAGT